ATGGCGAAAACCTTCGAGTTGGAAACGCTGAAAATACGACTCGACGATGCTGAGTTTAAGCTGTTGGATCTGCACCAGCGGATTCAGCGCGGGCTGCGTGAGTTGATTCTCGATGGCGCCCTTGACCCAGGTTTGAAGTTACCCTCAACGCGGACTTTGGCCAAATCACTCGGCATTGCGCGCGACACTGTGGAGAATGCCTATGTGCAATTGCATCGTGATGGCTTCATCGTGCGTCGCGAGGGGGCGGGCAGCTATGTGTGCGAAACGCTTGGCACCGAACTGCATGGGGCACCACGCAGACGTATTAAAACTCAAGACATCAAAAACAGGGAAGATGCGCCAAGAACGGGCTTGAGCCTACGCGGGCGGATGATTTTCAACAGCGGCGGCGTGAGTGATCAGCAGGTAATCAATGCTTTTGCTACCGGCTTGCCGGAAACCCGCACGTTCCCCACCGACGTTTGGGAGCGCTTGCAACGTCAGGTCATGAAGGACCACCGCTCCAACGTGTTACTGCATGGAGACCCCCAAGGTGCCGCGCCGCTACGTAAGGCCATAGCCACCTACTTAAATCTCGAGCGGGGGGCCAAATGTTCACCAGACCAAATCCTGGTGTTGAGCAGCACTCGCCAAGCTCTGTTTCTTTGTGCCCTGTTATTAGTGGACGCCGGCAAATCAATCTTGCTAGAAAATCCAGGCTACTTCGGGGCCAAGAAAGCCTTTGAAGCAGCAGAAACTAAGGTCGTGAGCATTGATGTCGATGAGCTTGGCATCCGCACGGAGTTGCTCCGGGCAGACCGCAGCGGCGCCAACTGCGTCTATGTAACACCGTCTCATCAATACCCCACGGGAGCGACTTTGCCGCTGGAGCGCCGATTTGAGCTTATCAACTGGGCAGCGGAGCAGGGCAAGTGGATCATCGAAGACGATTACGACAGCGAGTTTCACTACGATGGGCATCCGACCGCCTGCGTGCAGGGCCTGGACAAGTATCGGCGCACTATCTACCTGGGCACCTTTAGCAAAACACTCTACCCTGGGCTGCGAATGGGCTACATGATATTGCCGCATGAGTTGATCAAAACTTTTACTTACGCGCGCAGCATCATGGATGGCCACACGCCCCAAGTCTTGCAACTGACCTTGGCGCGATTTATGGAAGATGGCCATTACAACTCTCATGTCCGCGCCATGCGCAAACTCTACGCCGTACGGCGAACCGTCACGCTCGACGCTATTGGTGAACACTTGGGAGGGATTGTCACTGCGCTGCGACCTCAAGGCGGACTGCAGATCCCTTGCCTGCTTGCCGATGGTTGGTCGGAAGAGAAAACCATTCGCCAAGCTGCCAGTGTGAGCGTGCAGCTGTCGGGCCTCAGCCGGTTGTATGCTGGCGATAAGAAGAAACAAGGTTGGCTATTGGGTTATTCGTCCTTGACCGCTTATGAAATCCAAGCGGCGATGTTACGTCTAGCCAATGCGCTCAGGGCACACTAGAAAAGGGCCAGCCGTAGTCGCATTCTTCGACGAGATAGTATTGCTGAAGGCGTTGTTCTACTCTCAGAACGACCGCTTTTGGCCGAAAATAGCCTGTCTTAGGTTGAAGTTTTCGACTGCGTTGCGCCTCCAAGCAACACAGGTATTATTTTTGGCAATGCATGATTTATGCAATTTAGCATTTGCCAACCCCAAAAACTCCCGGCACTATCGCCGTTATGCAAAAACGCAACGTTTCAACCGTCTTAAGAGAGCTACTCGACCGCGACCGGATCTCCCCCACGGAGCTTCACCGGCGTACCGGCGTGCCTCAATCCACACTTTCACGGATCCTCAGCGGCAAGATCGTTGATCCGTCGGACAAGCACATCTCGCGCATCGCCGAGTACTTTCGCGTCAGCACCGATCACCTGCGCGGGCGCGCGGCGGTCGGGGCTTTGCGCGATGATGGGCGTGACCCGATGCATTCGGAACTCAAGGACATAAGCCTGTGGGACGACGACACGCCCGTTAATGATGACGAGGTGTCGATCCCCTTTCTGCGCGAGGTTGAATTGGCTGCTGGATCAGGAAGATTCGTCATCGAGGAAAGCGAGAAGGCCAGCCTGCGGTTCGGTAAGCGCAGCCTTCGCCACAACGGTGTGCAGTTCGACCAGGCCAAATGCGTGACAGTGCGTGGCAACAGTATGTTGCCGGTGCTGCGCGACGGCGCGACGGTCGGGGTGAATGCGGGCAAGAGCGGCATTGGTGACATCGTCGACGGCGACTTGTATGCCATCAATCACAATGGCCAGCTGCGGGTGAAACAGCTCTATCGCCTGCCTTCCGGGATTCGCCTGCGCAGTTTCAATCGCGATGAGCACCCGGACGAGGACTACAGCTTCCAGGATATCCAGGATGAGCAAATCAGCATCCTCGGCCATGTGTTCTGGTGGGGCATGTACGCCCGTTAACCGCCTTGCGTAAGACAAAGCCCGCCAATGTGCGGGCTTTTTTTCGACCTTAAAAAACCGGTAAACCCTTGGCCCATCAGGCTTTCAATGCGCTGATGCATTTTTTTCAGTAAAAATAAATGCATCAATGCATTGACTGTATATGCATACATGCATATTCTTCATCTCAAGCCAGCCAACAAGGTGGTGGAGGCGGCAAGGATGCTGCCAAGGAAAGTGACAAGGAAGGCACGCAACATCGGCAAGGACGCCATCGACGCGATGGCAGGGATGCCAGGCAACACCGGCAAGGATGCCGACGCTCTTTAGTAGTAACGCTTGAAAAAACAGGCAGCGATGAACCGGCCTTAACGGTTCAGAGGGTTGGCAACTGACCCGGGTGTGCAGCGTAAAGCACCAGAAGCAGTTATCCGGCAGACAGGGATCGTGGTCGGAAAAACATTGAGGAAAGAACCGTACCGCGCCAGTAGCGCCAAAAGTTCGAGGAAATCATTACTGAAAAGCCTGGGCAACCGGGCTTTTTGGAATGCCTACCTATCGAAGCATGTGTGAATGAATAACGGATTATCTAGTGCTCAGCCAGGAGGCGTGACATGACAAATGAACAGCAAGCGTTAGCGGAAATGCCTATCTGGCTGGTCATCATATTGGCTGTGATCGGCGGGGTATCCGGCGAAATGTGGCGCGCCGATAAGGAGGGCGCGCGTGGCTGGTCGCTGATCCGCCGCCTGGCCCTGCGCTCCGGGGCCTGCATGGTCTGCGGGGTTTCAGCGCTGATGCTGTGTTACGCCGCCGGCATGTCGATCTGGACCGCAGGCGCCATTGGTTGCTTGACCGCCATGGCGGGTGCCGATGTGGCCATCGGGCTTTATGAGCGCTGGGCCGCCAAGCGCATCGGGGTCAACCAAAGCTCCGGCCAAGACCCGCAGTAATCGTTGCAAGGACGCTATTTAAAATGACGCTTATCGAAAAGCCATCCCAACTGCCCCAGGCCATCGGCGGGGCGCTGCACACGGCCTTCCCGGATCTGAAGGTCGGCAATCACCAAGACTTTCAGGGCGCCGGTGATAAAACCGGCGTGTTGATTACGGTTGAAGGCAATGGCCCCGGCATTCGCTCTCGCGAAGGGCGTAAGGCCCACGCACTGGCTATTTCGCTCAAGGCCATGGTTGCACCGGGTGCATTGCCTTTTGATGCCTGCGACCTTGCCAGCCAGCTTATGGACCTGGTGCTGGATAACCGCTGGAACCTGCCGCTGGCGCAGTGCGATTTGCCGACCAATATCGTCGCCGCACCTTCCGTGCGGACTACAGCAGAAACGGACTACGACACCTGGACCGTTTCCTTTACCCAAACCCTCTACATCGGGCCGGTATTACTCACAGATCCCACAGGCCAGCCGCTGTTTGCCCGCACCTGGGAAGTGTCGAACATCGACGATCCCGACCAATACAAACCACTGGCGGAGTAGCTCATGTTCGACGCGCTGTTACGCATGCAACTGGGCCCGATTGTCGAGCGCCTGGCAGAGATGGAAACCCAACTCGAAGACCTGTATCGGCGCGCCGACAGTTTTTGTCGGATCGGCACTTGCCAGGCCGTCGACGCCGCGAGCAATACCTGCAAAGTCAGTCACGGCGAATTGCTCACGCCGTCGATCCGCTTTTTCAACCCCAGCGCCGGCGCACAAACTGAAACCCGTATCCCGTCCGTGGGCGAACAATGTCTGTTGCTCAACTACGGCGGCGGGGAAGGCGGTGGGCAGTCTGTGGCCTTGTTCGGCCTCAACAGTAGTCAATTTCCGCCAGTCTCCAGCGTTGCAACCTTGACGCGGCGGCGCCATCAGGACGGCACCCAAAGCGAATATGACGACGCCAGCCACACCTTCAATTGGGCCAACGGTCCCACCACCTTCAACGGCTCCCGTGAACAGGTCGACATTAAGGTCGGGGCCGCCAGCCTGACCATGAGCACGCAAAGCATCACCCTGCAAATCGGCAGCACCAGCCTGCTGCTGGATGCAGGCGGCGCGCACTTCAGCGGCCCGCTGGTGGACCATCAAGGACGCGTCATCAGCCCCCGATAAGGACATCCCATGATCGGAATCGATCGAAACACCGGGGCAGCCGTCGATGACTGGCTGCAATTCGTGCAGCGCGCCACCCGAGCGCTGACCACCCCCGTGGGCACTCGTCAAAAACGCCCGCTGTATGGCTCGCTGATACCGCAACTGCTCGGCCAGAACCTCGGCGATGACTTGCTGATTCTCGCTCAAAGCCACGCCGCCCAGGCGTTCTACAACACCCATAACGGCATCGGCGACTTCCAACCCCAGGTCATCGTCGCCACCCGCCAAGGTGCTGGCCTGTTGCTGCGCTTCGCCGGCACCTGGAAAAATCGCCAACAAACCTTCGAGGTCGTGACATGAGCATGTTGATCCCCGGCCAGAACCAACTGGCGGAGCCGGCCATCATCGCGGTGGATGAGTTCGAGCCGTTGCTGGCCGAGTTCAAGGCGTTTGTTGTTGACTACGTCGCCACACGAGCGCCGCAAAGCGCGGCCAAACTCAAGGTTAGCCTCGACAACGAAAGCGAATTGCTGACCCTGGCCCTTGAAGCGTTTTGCGTGCGGCTGCAAACCCACGAGCGCAAATACAACGCCCGTATCAAGCAGATGCTGGCGTGGTGGGCCACCGGCAGTAACCTGGATGCGCGTTTGGCAGATATGGGCCTGGAACGTCAGGTACTCGACCCCGGCGACCCGGCGGCTTTCCCGCCGGTGCCGCCGACGTTGGAAAGCGATGACGACGCCCGTTTGCGTTATTACCTGGCACCGCATGCCCCGGCGGCGGGCTCGCGGATGCAGTATCGCCGTGAGGTCTTCACTTTGGGTGAGCGACCGTCGGTGAAAGTGCACAGTGCGACGCCGGGTGTGGTGACGGTCAGCTACACCTTTGATCCGGACGGTTATGCGGCGCAGGTTAAGGACGGCAACGCTCGTCGAACGGCGCCCGGCGAAGTGATGGTCACTGTGCTTTCTCGAGAAGGCGATGGCACGCCGTCCGCCGATTTGCTTGACGGCGTTCGTCGCCATTTCGCACGGCCTGATGTAAGGCCGGAGACCGATCTGGTCAGCGTGCAAGCTGCGCAAATCCTGCGCTACAAGATCCGCGTGGTGGCCAAGCTCAATGCCGGGCCGGATTCAGGGTTGACGCAAGTCGCCGCACAAAAACTGCTGCAGGACTACGCAGAGTCTTGTCATCGGCTGGAAGGGCGAGTGGATCCGAGCTGGATTGATTATGCGATCCACAGTGCCGGGGCTGCGCAATTGCAGATTCTTGAACCCTTGGCGCCGATCGTTGCGACAGCCTTCCAGGCCCCTTACTGCACCGCCGTTGACGTGGAGGTGCGCACACTATGAATGAACGCAAACCGAGCCTGTTACCTGCCAACAGTTCGCCTTTGGAAAAAGCGCTGGATATAGGCTTCGGTCAGTTACTCGAGCGAGTAACGCCGCCATTTCCCGGGCTGATGGATCCGACGCAAACCCCTGCAAATTTTTTACCTTATCTGGCGGCCGATCGAGGTGTAAACGAGTGGAGCGCTAACGCCGCCGAGGCTGAAAAGCGCGCAACGGTGAAACTCGCCTGGCCAACTGCTCGACAGGCTGGTACCCGAAAAGCACTCGAAAACGCCGCCAAAGGCCTGCAACTGCTCCCCGAAGTGCGTGCCTGGTACGAACAATCGCCACGGGGAAAACCCTACAGTTTTTCCCTCAGGGCGTATTCCGAGCTGCCCTACAGCGAAGAAATCGATGCACGGCTGGACCGACGCTTGGCAGATGCCAAAAGCGAGCGCGACATTTTTACGGTCACGGTCGGCTTGAGCGCATTTGGCAGCCATTCCATCGGCGCGGCGACTGTCTGCGGTGAACTGACCACTATCTATCCGATTGTTATCGAGGGGCTTGAAGCGTCCGGCATGGTCTTTATGGCGGCCGGACTCTACAGCGTCGAAACCGTCACTATTTATCCACAGGGGTCCTAAATGGCCGACTTTTATACCCTGCTGACCAATGCAGGGATTGCTTATGAAACTGCCTGCAAGGCTGCGGGCTTGCCTATCAAACTCGCACAAATTTCAGTGGGCGATGGCAATGGCGCCGTCTATAACCCAGACGCCAGTGCCAAAGCGCTGAAACGTGAAGTGTGGCGCGGGCCGTTGAATGCGTTGTTTCAGGATGAGAAAAACCCGAGCTGGTTGCTGGCTGAGGTGACTATCCCCCCAGAGGTTGGCGGCTGGTATGTGCGCGAGGCCGGGCTTTGGACGGATACCGGGATTCTTTATGCGATCGTTAAATATCCGGAGTCATTCAAGCCGGTGTTGGCGACGTCGGGCTCGGGAAAAGAGTTTTATATTCGCTCGATTTTCGAGACCAGTAATGCGTCGCTGGTGACGTTGTTGATTGATGACACAGTGGTCAAGGCAACGCGGGCATGGGTGATGGGGTATGTGGCTGATGAGTTGGCCAAGCTGGATGGCAAGCAATCGGTGCGTGCAGTGTCGACTGCGAATATCTCGTTGAGCGGTGCACAGCAAATTGATGGAGTAGCCGTTGTAGCAGGTCAGCGGGTGTTGGTGGCTGGCCAGGCAGAGTTTAGAGATAACGGCATTTATGTCGTCGCCAATAGCACATGGTCCCGATCTACTGATGCTGACAATAACGCCAAAGTAACACCTGGTTTGACGGTTATGGTCGAGGAGGGCACTGCATTCGGTGATTCTCTTTGGGCCTTGGTTACGAATGGGGCGATAACCCTAGGTTCGACTGCGTTGGTATTTGAAATACTGGTGGGTAGAACCGGTATTAAGGCTGGAACCTATAAGAGTCTTTCCATCGATAAATATGGTCGGGCAACTGCCGGTACGAACCCGACAACTTTGGCTGAAAGCGGCATTCTTGACGCTCCGACCAAAGAAGATATGAAAAGTGCGCTGGCCGCAAAGGTATCGAAGGCCGGCGACACAATGACGGGACCATTGATTGCTTCCGCGGGGGTCCGCTCTAAAAAGGGGGTTCCGACCAACGACGGGTCTGACGTGGGCTACGCGTTCGGAGTCGATGGTGATTCTGGGTTGTTTGCGACGGAAGGCACCTTGCCACAATCCGGTAGTGAACTTCTTCTCATGTCCGACTCTACCGAGTTGGCCCGATTCGGGGCCGCCAAATCAACCATTTTAAACGCGGTATTGCCTGGTGCGACGACACCCACTGCAGCTCCCGAAACCAATGACACTAAGCTCGCCAATACCGCATTTGTTCAGAGCTCCGTAAACGCAGCCTCTGCGAAAAAGCTAGCCCTTTCGGGCGGGCAAATGACCGGCATGCTTATAGGTAAGGTAGGGACAGGCGGACCAGGAAACCCGAACAATTGTGGGTTTGTTTTTGACGCTGATACCGGGTTGTTCAGTAGCGGCGATGGCCAGATCGAGCTGTTTGCTGACGGCGATATGTTGATGCGTAAACACACATCGGGTGCTCTTCAAATACTCAAAGGCGTTCGTGCGCCGAAAGGCCCCCCGAACCAGAGCGATTCTTCGAGCGTTTCCGGTTACTCGTTTGCCGAGGATGGCGATACTGGCATGTTCGCCGAGGGTGGTATCCCGCAGGCGGGTTCCGACATTGTCTTTCGAGTCGACAATGTCGAGGCTGGTCGCATTAAGGCTGTAATGAAGTCCTCAGGAAAGAACGGTTGGGCACGTTTGCTCAATGGGCAAATCCTGCAATGGTGCGAATTCACAGTTACGCACGTCGCTGGTGTTGCAGTGCCATGGACTATCACCTATCCGACCTCTTTCCGTACCGCTACTTTCCAGCCCATTCTAGGATTGGGTAGCGGCATTGGTCCTCAGTCCCCTGCCTACAGTGTCGAGGGCTCAAGTTATAACGGTGCATCTGGTTTCGTATATTCAAACGATACTGGAATGCGTATTTACCGACTTTGGGCTATTGGAGAGTAAACATGACTGTCTTCTTTTGTGCGGTGACCTCGGCATTTTATGACGACGATATCTATGGCGATCAGTTGCCAAACGACGCAATAGAAATTTCCGAGGATTTGCGTCAAGCGCTACTTGAGGCGCAGTCGTTGGGTAAGCAAATCACTGCGGGAAAAAGTGGCCAGCCAGTCGCCGTGGATCCCCCTGGGCTGAATGTGGAACAGCAGGTTCAGCGTGAGCGATTTTGGCGAGACAGCGAGTTGGTCAGGACCGATATGCTGGTGGCTCGCCATCGAGATGAGCTTGATGCGGGTCGTATGCCGACATCGACAGACGAGCAATATCGAGAATTGCAAGGCTACCGGCTGGCTCTTCGTGATTGGCCGGAGCAAACAGCTTTTCCTGATGAGTTACTCCGACCGCAAGCCCCACAGATAAGTTGAAAGAAGGGGAGCCAGCAGGAAATATAAAACGTTTATTTCTATTTTCCTACACCACTAACTAACCCACTTGAAAACCGCGCTGCGGTTTTTTTTATGCCCGGAGATCCACCCATGGCCAACCGCCAAACCTACACCGTCCTCATCCCATTCCCCACCGGAGGTGGCCACTGGTCCACCGCTGGCGAGGAGCTTGAGCTTCTGGACGTCGAAGCATCCGCCCTACGCACCGCTGGCCGTCTGGAATTGACCAGCGTCCTCAACTCCACCCCCAAAAAGGCTGACTAACCATGGCTGAGGTTTTGAACTTCGAACATAACGGCATCACCGTGAATGCCACCGAATCCCCCGAGGCCATGGGTGGCCTTGGCGACAACGTCATCGGCCTCGTCGGCACTGCGCCGAATGCACACGCGTCGATCCCAAAAAACGCGCCGTTTCGCATCAACAGCTTCACCACCCAGGCGCTGCTGGACCCTACAGGCGCCGAGTCGGGCACGCTGTTTCAGGCGGTGTACCAGATCCTCAAAGTGGTGAAGGTGCCGGTCTACGTGGTGATCGTGGAGGAGGGCGCAACCCCGGCCGACACCCTCAACAATGTGATCGGCGGCAACGAGCCAACTACCGGCCGCAAGCTGGGCCTGGCGGCTCTGAGCAGCGTCCCTGAAGACCTGACCATCATCGGCGCCCCAGGCTTCACCGGCACCAAGGCCGTGGCCGGTGAGTTCGCCGCCTTCGGCAAGCGCATCAAGGCCCGCGTGGTGCTCGATGGCAAGGACGCATCGGTCGCCGACCAAGTGACCTACAGCGGTGAGCTGGGCGGTGCCGACCTCGGCTTCGACCGTTGCCTGCTGGTGCACAACATGCCGTCGGTGTATTCCAAAGCGGCGAAGAAGAACGTGTTTCTGTCGCCCTCGTCGCTGGCCATCGCCGCGCTGGCCAAGGTCAAGCAGTGGGAAAGCCCGGGTAATCAGGTGACGTTCGCCGAGGACGTTTCCCGCGTGGTCGAGTACAACATCCTCGACACCTCCACCGAAGGCGACCTGCTCAACCGGTACGGCGTGAGCTACTACGCGCGCACCATTCTTGGCGGCTTCTCGCTGCTGGGGAACCGCTCCATCACCGGCAAGTTCATCAGCTACGTCGGCCTGGAAGATGCGATCAGCCGCAAGCTGGTCAAGGCCGGCCAGAAGGCCATGGCCAAGAACCTCACCAAGTCGTTCATGGACCAGGAGGTCAAGCGCATCAACGACTGGCTGCAAACCCTGGTGGCCGACGAAACCATTCCCGGCGGCAGCGTGTACCTGCACCCGGAATTGAACAGTGTCGAAAAGTATAAAAACGGCACTTGGTTCATCGTCATCGACTACGGCCGTTACGCACCAAACGAGCACATGATTTATCAACTCAATGCCCGCGATGAAATCATCGAGCAATTCCTGGAGGACGTTCTCTAATGTTTACCAACCGTGTAAGACAGGCCATTGCGGCCACCCTTCAAGGCCTGCCGTTGTCCGCGACGGTGGAAGAGTTCACCCCGCCGAAGATTGAGTTCGACATGGAGGCCATGTCCGGCGGGCGCTTCATTGCCGAAGAAATGGCCAAGAGCGGCAAGGTGCTTAATGCCAAGTTGGTCCTGCAAGGTGCCGGACCGGAAATCATGCTGGCCTTGGGCGTCCGTCAAGGCGACGACATCCTGCTGAACGTGCGTGAAGCCGGACAGGATCAGGACGGCAAAACCTACTTCACCTACCACACCGTCGGCGGCAAGCTCAAATCCCTGGAGGAGGCAAAGCTGAAGATGGGCGATAAGGCCACCACCACCCTGGAGCTGTCCTGCCGCACCTACAACCGTCTGGAAAATGGCATCCCGGTGATCGACATCGACGTGCGTACCCAGAAGTTCGTGCTCAACGGCGTCGATATTCTCGGCGATGCACGCCGCGCCGTACTGATGCCGTAAACCTCGGGGGGCGGGCTTGCTCGCCCCCATACTTGACCAAGGAATTGCCCCATGGCCTGGATGCCTGCGCTGCATATTCTGCTGTCTCCGATCACCGCCGACACTGGCGCGACGATCCAGCAGATTCAACTCAAACCGTTGTTTTACGCCGCGCAAAAAGCCGCGCTGGCCCGGGCCGGTGATGATGAGGACGACCAGTTTTTTGAACTGGCGAAACTCGCCACCGGCCTGTCGGAAAAAGAGCTCGACCAGCTCAAGCGCCCGGACTACGTGAGCATCGCTCAGTACGTGCATGAAATGTCGACGCGCCCTACGTCGTTCTTCCTGGATCAACACAAAGAAGCGACCCACGACGAACCCGTCTGCCTGTTGTTGCCCCTGGACGCGGCCGGTCGCAGTTTGACCGAACTGCCCCTGGAAATGCCCGCCTTGCGCGCCACCAAAGTGATGAAAAAACTCGCCACCAACAAAGAGCGTGCCGAGTTCATCACCGCACACTGCACCGGTTTAATGATCCCCGATCTCGCCGGCCTGACCGTGCCCGACTGGACGGAGCTGCAGGAGCGTATCGACGATTTTTTAAATCAACCGGCGGACTTCTTTCGCAGCGCGACATCGAGGTAATCCTCGATGTGGTGCCGCTGATTTACTCGGTCAATGAGGCTGAAATCCTCGACTGGGACGCCGGCAAAGCATTGCGCCGCTACGACATTGCGATCACTCGCCTTGGCGTTAAACAGGAGTAAGCGGGATGCAAGAGAGTCAATTTGGAACGCGGCTCGTCCAGGAAGACAAGCGTTGGCTGCTTGGCGATGCGGACCTTGGCAGTGTGCTGGCACCTTTTAGCGCAGACCTCGCAGCGCCACCTGTCAGTCTGGATTCGGTGCGCCAGCCTGCGTCGCAGCCTGAGCTGACCTCGGCGTTGGTCACCGTCAGTGTGGACATCAACGCCCTGACACAAGAACAAGTCCGTTTGCGCGAGGCAGTGGAGACGCTCACCAGCACACTGTTTATTACCGAAAATTCGCTGGCAACCCAGACCACCCATGCCAGCACCGCAACCGCCACAGGCGAGCCCGTAAAGCCTGAGCCTGCTCCCCGCTCCTGGACCGACCAAGGCCTTGAGCTAGGCGCGGATGCTGCCAAGTTCGTCGGCAAGGAAGTGCTCAGTGGTTTGTGGGATAAGGCCAAGGACAGGCTTTCAGGCCGTGCGCTTGATGCGGTGGCTGACCGCTTTCCAACCGCCGCCAAGTGGCTTAAAGAAGATAAGGACAAGGACAAGGACAAGGACAAGGACAAAGACGCGGGCAAGGGCAAGGAGTGCTGCTGCACGGGAGCGCTGCCAGCGGATATTCGTGGCTCACTTGAAACGGCCGCCGCGCAGATGCCGGAAAGTGTCGGCGAGACCGCCAGGAAGAAAGACAAAGCGCGGCCCAAGGGCACTGCAAGCAAGCCGCGCGGCGCGCGCAAGAAGCCCCGTCAATCTAGATCACGCGAGGTCAAAAACAGCCTGGTCAGAAAGTCGGCCGATATCAAATCGCAACGTTCTGCCCCTGTGGCCAATGTCGCGACTCCGACCCATTTTATGGGCCAACCTCCGCTTGCGTTCGACAGTAAACGGGCGGGACAGGCCACTCTCCCGCTTGCGGGCAGTTCGTTTGCCTCCTATGTGGCGCCTGCGGCAAACCGAACCGTAGCGCGTGGTGCATCCAAAGGCCTGGCGGCGGGGTTGTCGGGAGCGCTGGCAAAACTCGAGTCGTCTGCCGTCCGCCGCATTGGCCCTATGAAATATGTCGACACCGCAATGGACGTGGCCCAGGGCCTGCGCAACGGTGACGCCAACGCCGTCGGGGCCGGGCTCACTACAGCCGGTGGCGCATGGGCCGGAGCCTCCGCTGGCGCAGCCATCGGCACGCTGATTTTGCCCGGTGTCGGCACCGCTGTCGGTGGCGCAATCGGTGGTTTGCTGGGCAGTGAAGCGGGCACTTGGCTGGGTGACAAACTGTTCGGCTCAAGTGATCGATTGCCTGCCCCCGGCGCAGTAAGCAAAGAGCTCAACGCGGCGCGCACCGACAACGTGCAAGTCACGCTCGCGCCGAGTATCCAGATCACCGGCGTGAACCCCACTGACGCCCAGCAAGTCGTCAACCAAGTGATCCAGGCCCTGCAGTTCCAATGCATGCCGATGGTCACCGACTCCCTCGGCATTCGGCGCAACGCGGCACTGGCCGATCCCCCAGGAGGTGATTGATGCGACAACAAATGGTCCTCGGCGACTTTATTTTTGGCTTGTCCCGAGGCTTCGCCTATTCCTCGCTGGTGCGTACCAGCGACGGCGGCTGGACTGATCTGGCGATTATTGCCAGCAAGCCCCAGTCGCGGCAAAACGGTCAGAAACTGGAAAAGCTCACGTTCACCGGTACGGCGATGTACGCCATTGGCATGCAGCGTCTGGACGAGTTGCGTACCTTGCAAAATGCGCGTGTGCCCTTGCCGCTGGTCGATGGCATCGGCCGGAATTGGGGCTTGTGGCGGATCAATTCGGTGATGGAAACCCAGAGCAATGTCATCGATGACGGCACCGCCATGGTCATGGCCTGGACGATGGAATTGGAGGAATTCGTCAATGCGTAGAGTACGAAGTATTGCCGGTGATTCGGTCAACCTGTTGCTCTACCGCGAATTGGGCCGTTGTGATGACGCGGCGGAAGAAACCCTTTGGCGTCTGAATCCCGAGCTTGCCGAATACGGGCCGGTACTGCCTGCCGGTGTTCGGGTCATCGTGCCGCAAATGCAATCGCGGCCGGGTGCTGTGCGGCCTGTTCTGGCGTGGGATTAAGGAGGCGACATGGCACAGGGATTTACGCCGATCGTGGAGTTTTATGGCGCCAATGCCGCGCTGCTCAATCAACGTTTGATGCATTGGAGCCATACAGACGCTGCAGGTATCGAGTCTGACCGGCTGGAGTTGACTCTCAATATCGAGGGGCTGGAAGGTTTGCCCAGCCTGAGCGGCAAGATCGGTTTGCGTGTGGGTTATCAGGAGTCGGGGCTGGTGGAAAAGGGTGAGTTTGTGATCACTCAGCGCACTCCCGTGCTGTTTCCCATGCGTTTGATGATCGTGGCGACTGCCGCGCCTTTCAGCATGCTGGACGCCAGCGGTTATCGTCAGCGCCGGTCTGCCAGTTACGGACCAACCACGCTGGGCGCACTGTTTCGCCAACTGGTCAGTCGTCACGGTTTTTCACCGCGTGTGGCACCTTCGCTGGAAGGCATTGCGATTGCACATATCGACCAGTCCAACGAAAGCGACATGGCGTTCATCAGCCGCCTTGCCAAGCGCTACAGCGCGGTCACCAAACCGATCAACGAGTTGTATGTGCTGGCCGAGGCCGGACAGGTTAAATCGCTTTCCGGCCAATTATTACCGCAAGTGAAGCTCTCCGTGACCCAGGACAATCGCCCCGGTGACCAGGCCTTCATCACCGCCAAGCTCGACGAAAAGTCTCGCTCGAAGTACATGGGCAGCCGCGTTACCTGGTGGGATGCCGCGGGTGGCAAGCAACACGTGGTCGAGGTCGGAGAAGCCCCGTTCAAGACCTTGCGTCAGCGCTGCCAGAACGAAGCCGAGGCCCGTGCCGTGGCTGAAGGCGAACTGCGCCGTGTGGGGCGTGAAGGCTTGAAGCTGGTGATCGATTGCCCGGGCAACCCTTTGTTGGCTGCCGAAGGCTTGTTGTTGCTGGATGAAACCTGGCCCTCGTATATGCAGGGGCGGTGGTCGATGAAGCAGGTGGTGCATGTCGGCGATCCGGTGACGGGGTATCGCAGTTCGATCACCGCGAATGGATTGTCGGCATAGGTATGTTCAAGGGTAAAGTCCAATGGTGATAACGCTTCCCCAACTGATTCAAGTGATGCCCGGAGCCCGCCTTAGAGCGGGCTTTTTTTTGTCTGCGTTAAATGCGGCGTTTATTCGCTACGACATAAGTACGCCAAAACGCAGCGCCGCTTTCCTCGCTCAAATCGGCCACGAATCCGGCGAACTGCGTTACGTCCGCGAGCTGGGCAGCGATCAGTACCTCAGTCAATACGATACCGGCACACTGGCCGCGCGCCTGGGCAACACTCCCGAAGCGGACGGCGACGGCCAGAAGTACCGGGGCCGGGGGCTTATCCAGATCACCGGGCGTCGCAACTACCTGGCGTGCAGCCAGGCATTGTTCGGCGACGATCGCCTGCTGCGACAGCCGGAACTGCTTGAGCAACCACAATGGGCATGTGAATCCGCTGCGTGGTTCTGGCAGAGCAATGGCTTGAATGAACTCGCCGACAAGGACCAGTTCACTGCTATCACCCGGCGCATCAATGGCGGCCTTAATGGCCTGGAGGACCGTATGCAGATATGGGCGCGGGCGAAGGCAGTGTTGTGCGTTTCTTAGGTACGCTACGGGTCGCCTCTGCTGATGTGCGGGCCGTCGTGCGTTAGCATCTAGATCCAGTCTGTCGCTTGCGCGTGCGATTTGCTCCTGTAGGGTAGGCAAAACCCCCCGCCTACTTCTGGAGACGACC